ATTGAATCTCGAACCTGAAAAAGTAACCCCGGACTTTTCAATGTTCCCGGAGAAACACCAAAAAGCAATGACAGCACATGCCAAGCTTGTGATCATTGCAGAAGCAATCAATTTTGTAGAAAATGACTACAAGCCCTGGTCACCAGATTGGACAAACGGAAAGTGGGATAAATACTGTCTTTGGTTCGATATGAACAATGGTTCCGCGCCTTCCGGCTTTTCGTACTTCGACTACGCTTACTGGCGCTCGACTACGAATGTCGGCTCCCGCCTTTGCTTTATTTCAAGTGAAGCGGCCAGATATGCCGGTAAGCAATTTATTGACCTCTACAGAGATTATTTTGTAATCTAAACTGAAACGGTTGTGAGATACTTGAGTTGTAGTTCCGCGCCTTCCGGCTTTTCGTACAACGACTACGATAACTGGAACTCGAATACGAATGTCAGCTCCCACCTATGCAAAAGAAAAACATAGTGTCTCAAACCCTGCCAACACGGCAAAAAAACCTCCTGTCACGGCTTTGCGGGGCTTCGACTCCCCGGCAGGAACAAAAACAATGTTCATTAAATTATTTTTTGTATGTTTGTATCGTTCAAACAAGGTCAGAGATAATTCTCGACAATTATTTCTAACGATAGAAGCCCCCCAACGGTGGCCAAAGCGAAAGCTCGGCAATCCAAGTCTCTGACTTGTTTGAACACACCTAAAGGAGGGCTTCGCTATTTTAAAAACTTTCGATTATGTTCAAAGAAAGATTAAAACCAATTGCGTTTCAATTCAACGCAACCAGTCAAGAGGTGCAAACCGTCTTGTACAACAATGAGCCTTGGATAGTTGCTCAAGATGTTTGTGAAATTTTGGGACTATCTAATCCAACGCGAGCCCTATCATCTTTAGATGAAGATGAAAAGCTGACCTTACCAATAGTAAGGTCAGGTCAGACAAGAAAAACTAATCTTGTAAATGAGAGCGGTTTATATGCTTTAATTTTTAAAAGCCGTAAACCCGAGGCCAAAACCTTTCGCAAGTGGGTCACCAGTGAGGTATTGCCCGCCATCAGGAAAAAAGGCTACTACTTTGCGCCACAAACCCATCATGACTTTATTGATGCCCGTGCCCAGCCCTATGACACCCAAACACTCAATGGCTATCAGGTGCGCGTTGTATTGCTCAATGATGTGCCTTGGTACAGCGTCAACGATGTGCACCGTGCCATACACAGCGCCACTCCTGCCGGGCAAGCAGCCAAGAAGCTGAATGCCGTGAAGCGCCTTGCCACAAAAATATGGTTGTTTGGCAACACACACCCGGCGTGGTTTACCAACGTTACCGGTGTGGAACTGCTTATATCGGGCAGCAGGATATTGAAATCGTCTAACCAATTAAAACTGTCGCTATGAGTATCAAAACCAAAGTAAACCACGAAGCGTTGAAGCAATACAACCCTAAAAACTTGCGCAAACGCTATTTTGTGAGCGAGGGCGACCTTTTTATGTTGTATAAAGAGGTAACGCTGATACGAAACAAAGAAGACCGCGAGCGTTGTATGAAAGACTTTCGCAAACTGCTCAAAGAAGCACAGCAGGTGGAGCTGAACGTTAAACAGCGTGAGAAAGGAGGCGAAAATGAAGGTTGATGCCCGTTACCACTCTGAAGATGGCGACTATGTTTATTATGCCACCATTATCCAAGGCAAAATATTTAACATCCCGGAACCCAAACAGCCCGGCAGGATCTACTTTCCTGCCAGACTAACAACACGGTTGTGTTATAATTGATCAAACCAACCCGCCCCGGTGCTTCGGCTCCGCTCAGCAACCGGGGTTTTATTTTTTTTAACTATATTTACAAACAACTAAAAATCAATCTTATGGAAAAATTATCTAAACAAAAAGAAGCATTTTATAAAAAGTATGGAGAGCATACAGACTCTGATATATTAAAAGAGATGCTTTACCTTCAAATTAGAATGGCTGAAAAAATTGAAGCAAACCGATCAAACACTAGTAAATTGGTGTGGTGGTTGATTGCAATTCCGTTAATTTTTGCTGTTATACTACTTATGAAGTAGCAAGGGATGTAAAAACTAAAAATCAATCGTATGAATAGAATTAGATATGATTTAATCGGCGCAGAAAAGGCCGGTGTGATATTTCATCCACAAAAGCAAGTTGAGAGCTTGGGCATAAAAGTGTTGTCTTATGAAGGTGTTCCAATTGCAGATTGCATCATAATGGAAGTGGATAACGTTCCGGAGGAACTACCAAGCTATATTGATTTAATCACAAACACTAAGGAAAGCACTACAAAACCCGATCAGCCAACAAAAAAAGGCGGTTTTAAATTAAAGCATTTTTTCCTTTTGTTCATCTTGATTTTTGTAGTTATGTGTGTGAGACAAATGGACGAGAGTAAACAAGAAAGTGCCGTTAAAGAATCTGCTGAAAAGAGAACGTTTCAAACTCACTGTAGAGCTGATTGGAACGAAATTGATAGAGGTGTAAAGTCGCTTTATTTGAATGAGTTTATAGATTATTACGGATTTTCTTGGGACTTAAGCACCCCTGCAATAAAGGGCATTGAAGCAGCTGCTACATATCCCGAGAGCGTATTGGTAGATGGTAAAAAAATAGGTAAGGTTTTATTAGTAAAACCTGCCTGGGCAAGGGTTACAAATGTTGAGGATGGATTGATTACATATACTATTCCGTTCACTACAGAAAACGCATTTAAGCAAACTGTAAGAGCAAACCTTGAAATGAAAATTAGATATACCGCGGGTTGTAAACCGCCAACAATAGTTAGCACAAGAGGAGTTAATCGATAAACCATCCCCACCCACCCCAACAAAACACCAACTTGCTTGGTGTTTTTTTTTGGTTTAACTTTGTTAAATGATTAGGAAAGAAAACACCAGACGCTTGTATGCAGATATTAGGACTGCTTATGACGATCTCTCAAAGGAGGTTGAGTTTGGTGCCAGAAAATACACAGACGACTACATCATTAAACGCCTGGCCCATCGGTTTTACAAATCAGTCAGAACCATTCAAAACATTGTGTACCGGAATTAATCCAATATAATAAACCTTTCAATCTCCATTTCATTTGCCTCAACTTCCTGCCAATTAGGTTGTGCGCTGTGGTCAATAAGTTCACAGGTGTAGGTAACTAGGTATAAATTTCCAGAGTTGCCTGTGTCCACCGGGTTAAAACCAACTCGCCTCATACTGCTGTAATTTTCGCCACTGCTTCCGTGCAGTTGCTTGTTAATATCGTCCAGCAGGTCAAGGAATCCAAGCGCATCTGCTTGATTGTATGCAGCCTTAAAGGTGTCCAGAAACGTTTCATAAAACACAAAGATATCAACCTGTAGCTGCACGTTTTGCACTTTGTCGCTTATGTCAACCACCTGCCCGGACCTAAAGTTCATAAATACCGCCGGGGTTGGGAACGGGTGCTCATCGTCTAAAAAATTGATTTGGTTGTGCCACAAGTCCACCCATTTTAAATCATTAATGTTGTCTGTGAGCTTGGTGGCCAGCTCGCCGTATAAGTCTTTCCAGTTTTGCATAATATATGCCCGCACAGGCGGGTATTTTTTAGTTAAACTTCATTTTCTTTTGTGCTTCAATAATTTTTTTGATAAACATCTGGTCTATATCCTGCATTAGTTTATAGCTTTCGCCAATGTATTGCCGTTTGGGTATTTTAATGGTCAATTGTTCCTTTTTTGTCAAGGCCATCCATTTCCATTTGTCGTCTTCTGTTTTTTTGTACATCATCCAAAAAAACTTTTTCATCCGCTCGGTCACCGGCACGTTAATCACGCCTCCCTCGTTATGTATAGCGGCATAAGGCAACCCTTCACCGGCAACCACGCGAATCATTTTCAGATCAGCCTGTGCCACCCTGATGCTACCGCGCAAAGCGAGTGACTGGCTTAGTATTTTCCCGGTCTGGTCGCCTTTGCGTTTTGGCCATGCAATAAAGCTCACATCTGTAAAACCTTCTTTTATGAAGCTTTGTAAAAAATGTGCCCGGGCTTTTTCGCCCACCTGTTCCGGGAGGCCTGCAAGCGCGTCCTCTGCCATTTGGCGAAAGTTTGGTATGGGATATTGGTTTACGGCCATTTTAAAACGTGTTTAAATTCAAATTAAATTTGTATATTTGCAATGCAATCAGACCCTCGGTTAATCCCTTGGTGTGGACATTGTGAGAGAGCGGGCTTTTAGTCCGCTTTTTCTCTTTTTAGATGTTTAACGGTCTTTCTATCATTTGAAACCACATAAACCTCTTTAATGTTTGGGTGTACTGTTCCCTTGCTTTTCTTTAATAATGCATCAATAGCATTTATAGCATTAACCACACTATCATTGTTTTTGCTCAAATCAACCACAACAATTTCACAGCCTTGTTTGTTGGCTCTTGAAAGTGACTTTGAATAATCAAGGCTTTCTGGTGTTTTTCTGTCGGCAATTTTTCCGTTTATTAAGTATTCCGGATTAGGTACATTTTTGATAATAGCACCGTCCAACTTTGCTACCAGATCAACTTTAAGCGCTTCTTTTTCAGCCAGAGCTACGGCTGTTCTATAATTGCCAAACAGTTCATCGCGGCGTATGTCAGTAAAAGGGCTTACGCGAACTATTCCTCCATTTTTAAACTTTCTCATTGTGTTTAGAGGCGCGCTTCTTTTTAATAATTCAAATGCCAATTTGAAAGTCCCGGAGGTTTTGGCAAGCATAAAATAGGGATGTGCCTTTCCGTCCTCTTTAAACACCTGCCCACTTTTACCAGTGTTTATTCTAAACTCTGGCTTGACATCTTCCGGAGGAACTCCCGGCAGATTGTTGTCCGGCTTTTCTGCAGTTTGCACCACATAGCATCTGCACCTCCAACCGTTGGGCGGGTAGAACTCATCCCAAAACGGCGATGTGATGGGCGCAATAGTATTGTTAAGTAGCTCGTGCTCCAGGCGCACCCGTTCATCTTCTTGTGTTTTGTATTTGAGGTTTGGAAACAAATTGGCATTGTCAAGGTATTCCTGCCACAGGTTGGCCATATAGCCGGAGTGTCTGGCCGTTTGCCATTCTGCCTGAAGGTAATTGATATTGTATTTATTGTTCAGCTTTAGAACTGCTTCTTTGAAGTCCGGCCAGTTGGCCAGCTTGCCATCTTTTGTCAAAAGCCTGTTGATTTCTTCCAACATAGCTGCATCTTTTGCGCCTGAAAACTTAAAAATGTTTTGTTGCATCTGTAACGCTTCAGGAGCCGGTGCGCCTGTGGCGCCCTCAACCTGTAACCAGTTTTTTCCATAACCGGTACCGGTAGCTTTGTTGAGCTCTTGATATGTGTTTAGGATGTGAGCTTCGTCCAGCTCTCCTGGTTTGAGCTTACCGTCATAAGTTTCACGGGATATGCGCTCCATCACTTTTACCCAGCCTTCTACATCTATGGCTACGACTTTATCATCTTGACAGTTTACACACCCACAATCCTCAGCGTGATAACTGGCGGTTATTTCCTTAAATATAGCAGCTACTTCCCGTCTATGCTTTTTTTTTTCCCCGCATCAGGTGCGGGGTGACCACCATCCCCTGTTTGTGAGGGGTCGGGGGAGGACTTTTGGCTCAGTATGGTCATTCCGGTTTTTTGACTTACTTCGTCGATGTCGAGCTCAAAATGTGGAGCAAGGGCAGAAACCATTCCTTTTACATCTTCTAAACTCTGAGCCTCGCTGTTGTCCCAGTCAAAGGTGTGGTTTGCCAGACCTGCATAAGCCGGACTAATTTTTAAGAGCCTTGGAAACAGCTGCTGGTTAATGATGTTTTTGATTAAAAGTTTGTCACTTTCAAAACGGTCTTTGGCCAGTTGGTATTGTATTTCTACTGAGCCTACAAAGGCCTTCTCGTCTGTGAGTGATGTGCCGCCCAGAAAGCGCTTACTAATTTCATTATTGGCACGTTCGACCAGTTTGTCAAAGTTGTCGGGATTACCGGCATCAGCTTTGCCTATTTCAAACTTTTCATTGCCACGGCCAACCATCCAGTTATTGCCTTTAAAATTCCTTGCCATCCTGGACAATTCTTCAAGCCTACCATCATCTTCCCTATCTGTGGTAATAAACAACGATGGCACGCCATATTTTTCAACGTAATCCAACCAAGCACCTAATCCGAGCTTCTTTGCCAAAACAATGGGCGCCACTTGCGCAAGCATACCCAGCTCCTTGTCTTTGCCCACTTGAATGTAGTAAGGCTGCAAAGCCCCTTTTTTATATTCCCAACCTTTTTGATCGCCCGGGGCTTTGGTGATAATCCCTTTAAGTGGGTTGAAAAACGCCATTGGGATCTCATCGATGTAATCAATTTCTTTAGTTTCCGGATTCAGCTCAAAAAGCTCAATAAGCTTTGTGCCTTCAAACCGACTCTTTAAGCATAATTGAATAAACTCCTCAAACCATGTTCGCTCAAACAGCCATGACAAATCTTCATTTTCGTCACCTTTTTCAGTGATGATCTTAAAAGGGTTTCTTTGGCAATACAGAATGCGGCTGTCAATAACCGATGCCAGGTGATTATCAAGAAGTAGGTTCTTGTAAAGTTTTTCAAGCCAAAGCTTGTTGGGTTCCACAGGGTCTGTTGCCATGGCAATAGCAAGCTTCCACTCATTGAGGGTTTGCTTTTGCATCGTTTCAGCTTCATAATCCAATTGGCTCGAAGCTTTGCGACTCCCGCCTTTGGCTTCAGCGACTACTTTTAATGTGCGAAAATCAGCATTAGACAAAACGCGATTCTCAATAGCTTGGTATATTTTTTTGAACGGGTTTTCCATTAGATATAAAAGTTTTCGTTTGTATTATTTCCCGATATCGTGGTGCTTTCAATGGGGTTTCCATCATCGTCTGTTGGCACAGGCAAACCGCTTACTGGAAGCTTTCCGTAGGCAATTTTTTCAAGCAGTTCAATGGCTTTGTCATACTCCTCTTTAAAGTCAGCCGGCACTTTTCGGGCAGCGTTCCGGCGAATGATATCAAAGAGGCAAAGCTTGACCAGGATGCGTGTGATGAGTTCATTTTTAACGGGCTCATCTTCATCAAAAATCATTTCCACGTCATAGCGGGAACCGATGTAACTTTTTATCAAGGCAATGTTTTGAGCCTCGACATTGTCGAGTGTCTCAACCTGATCCAGTGTACTCTCGTCAATAAACCGCTCAAAGGAGGCGGTGATTAAATCTGTTTTTTCTAAATACTGCATATTACCAGGCGTTTTTAGTTATGTATTTACCACTCACAAATTGACCGTCTCCGGAGGTGCCATAGTTGATGTATTTTTCTAATTCTGCAATACCGCCTTGGTGTGCATCTGGAAAGTCATCGTGGCTTTTATATCCCGGCTCGATGCCGTAGAGCTGTGCAAGCCCAACCTGAAGGTCGTTGCTGTGTTTCAGTTTTTCATTATAGAAAATACGCCCGTTTTGATAGTAAGGCTGCAACTGGAGAATACGGTCATATTTGCGTGCTTTCGTCCGGTCGCGTTTGATGATATTCAGGCGAACATTAAAAAGTTGTTCACCCTGTCTAATGGCACTTTCAACAGCATCATTCCAGAACTGGGCTTCAAATACCCAATGCACAACTACCGTTTCCGGAAGTGACTTCTGGTAATTGCACATCCAAGCTACAGCAGCGTTCATCTTGCTTTGCTTGCAAAATGTGTCAATTACCCAGAAATCTTTATCTTTTAGGCCTTGAACCACTATCGCATTATAGTCTGCTGTAGAGGTGCCGGCATATGCAACATCCCAAAATCCAAAAATGATTTTAAACTGGTTGAGTTTGGGCAGTGGTGCCCACTGTATGTCTTTCTGTAAAAAGATTGAGCCTTCCACATGTGGCGCATTGTTGTACTCGCTGCTAGCTGCCAGCGCACCGATTTCTTGTTCAATTTGGCGGAAATAATCAGCCGTATATTTTGATTTCCACCTTGGCTCATAAGTTACCGCGTCATAAGCATTGATCCTGTGCACCACCCAGTCAGGGTGTTTATCCTGTAATATGGTTTGAATCATCTTGGGCGCAAACCTGTTATTGGATTGAATAAAGCGGCGAATAGGACCATCCATCGTAGGGATCAGGTCGCGCTCAATCCACTTGGCCATTTTTTCCTGACGCGCCGGGTTTTGGTTCAAATCCTTTGTTTCGATATCATCAGGAACAATATGTGTGGGCCTTTTTGATTTGACACGAAGACCTCTAACAGATTGTCCCATACCCAGTGCCTGACCAATAAACCCGCCCCGGGTTACAAAAAAACCGTCTTCCCAGTTTCCCGGGTTATGCTGCACTCCAAAGTCTTTATTGATCTGTGGGTTTGCCTCAAATTCTGCCCTGATGTCCTCAAGCAATTGCTTTGCACGATCACCGGAGTTTCCAACCAAAACCAAATACACCGGCTCACCATTGATCCATAGCCAAAATGGGATCAATATATTATTGACAACCGATTTTGCTAACGCACGCCCCCATTCTGCAAACCCTTTGAACGTGGGGTCTTTTTTAACCTTTTTAGCAAAATCAATATGAAAGTCAGGAGTTGAAGCTGTGGCATAATGCGGAAAGTACCGCTGCACCATAAAGGCAAAATCAACCTTGGCGCGCTCAATAGCCGCCAAAGCTTCTGCAGGTGTTTCAAAGGCATTAACTGCACTACCCGAGGCTACAAGCTCCAGTTGCTTTTGATACCGCTGTAAAGATATTTTGTCTGCCTTTTTCATTTCTTTGTGTTCCTGTCGCTTTCCTTGAGTATGCGGTTTTCAGCGGTGTTATTGATTTTGTTTTGTTGAAAATCATAGAACAAGCCGGTAATAACTTTCACGCGCCACAAACCCGGGCGCAAGCGTTTTTCAGCGATAATTTGTCCCACCTCAAAGCCACAGCCCTTTTTAAGCAGGTAGGTTCCAATTTCGAGACGGTACTGCTTAAGTCCGGCACGGTTGATCATTAAATTCAAGATGATTTTTAGTAGCTTCATTAGGCGAGTGTTTGGGCGATGTGTTGTAATTGGTGTTTTTGAAAGTCGAGGGTTTTTAAATACAGCTCCTTGTCATAGTCCTGCAGGCCACTAAACAAGTCTTCCATCACTTCGATATATGTAGAGAGAGCTATCTTGCTTTCCGTTTGCATTTGTGACAGCGCTTTTTGATACATCCCAACCTCCTGGGCAATGCGGGTGTTTTCTTTTTTTAGCTCAAGTACCAGGTCGCGGTCACCTGTTGCCTCGGCTTCCCTTATTTTTTGAAGTCCCTCAAGGGAGCGCTCGCTGAGTTCATCAATCACTTTGCGAATGTTTTCGGCACGATGATAGGCGTTGTTCAACCGAGCATCTCGCAGCTTTTTCCAATTGCCCTCTGCCACCCACCGGCCAACGGTCTTTTCGGTAACGCCCAGGTCTTCGGCTATTTCTTTTTGCGATTTATAAAACTCGATGAAGTATTTTTTTGCAACCTCATACTCTTTTGCTTTTAGTCTTGCCATTAGTACCATTTATTTCCATACAAAAGTCCATAGGCTCGGTCAACCACGAAAAATAATTTTCCGCATTAGGCATAAAACACACTCAAATTGGGTGTAAAAACCGCCCAATTTGTAAAAATTATTTTCTCACCCACACATTCCTTTTCAATTTTGCTGCATTGATTGTTGAACCAAAAGTGTGCAATTTGAGCAAATCTCTTTTAAAAATTGAAGCATCTACCTTGGGTACCACCGGGCAAATCCGCATTGTGGATTATATCTCAATGAGCACAGAAGCCAGTGCTGAGCGCGTGCGTTCTGTTGTCGATGACTTCCTTGCAAAAAAGATAGGCGATACAGATGTTTATATCAATTCACGTGGCGGCTCTACTATAGAAGCAGTTGAGATAGCCAACGAACTTAAACGCCTACCAAATGTTACCATAACCGTAGGTGCTGTGGCTGCAAGTGCCGCTACTTACATTATGGCGAAATTCAAAAGCCGGGCTTATTCAAACAGCCAGTTTATGATTCACAGGCCAAAGCTTTCCAGTTTTGGAGACGTCAATACCATTAAAGCAGATTTAAAATCGCTTGAAAATACCACTGCAGACTATAAAGCTTCTTATGCCAGTAAAATGGGAAAAACCGAAGAGGAGATTGAAGCCATGTTTGCAAAAGGCGACTACTGGATGACAGCTGCAGAGGCAAAGGCAGAAGGATTGCTTGATGAGATCATTGCTGAGGACCAACAAATCACCGCTGAAGATGTAGAACGCTTGGTTGCCTGTGGCGCACCAAACATACCCACCCTGCAAACACAAAAAAATCAAAACCAAGAATATACAATGAAAAACAGGAATCAAATCATCGCAAAGCTTGGCCTTGCTGCTGACGCTACCGATGAGCAAATTGAAAGTGCTGTTGCTTTGGCCACTGAAAAAGCCGCCGAAGTGGACACTTTGAAAACCGCCCAGGCAGCAAATACCAAAAAAGATGCTGAGGCAATGGTTGATAAAGCCATACTTGACAAGAAAATTACGGCAGACGTAAAGGAAAAATATGTAAGTCTGGCCGAGAGAGACCTTGATGGCGTAAAAGCCATCCTTGAAGCTATGCCACAAGTGAGCAAAGCATCCAGTGGTTTAGACCACAGTTCTGAAGCTGATGCCTCAGGTCGTGAAAAATGGACGATGGAAGACTTCATGACCAAAGCCCCTGACGCATTGGCCACAATGATGGAAAAAGAACCGGAAAAGTTCAAAAAGCTGGAAGCTGACTATTTCGGCCAGTAATTAAAATCGAATTTAAAATCAATTAAATACCATGAAAAACATTTTTAAATTTCTGATTGTATCGCTTCTTTTTGTAGCGGCAACAGTAGTGGCCTACGCCACCGGAATGGCTGATAAGGCTGACATAATTATGGCGGGAGTAACGCCAGTGGCAGCACCATTGCTCAATGATCAGGCAGAAAAAGAGTTGTTAAAACAATTTCGTCATGACAATACCTGGTTACAAGAGCTGCGCTCTAAAAACGGCTGGGTAAACAATGACGTGATAAAAATCCCCAAACGAGGTGCGGCACCAACTGTGTTGATCAATAACACAATTTACCCCATTGCCTCCAACCAAAGGGACGACAGCCATGTAACCTTGAGCCTTAATAAATATGACACCGAAAACACCACGGTAACGCGCGACGAACTTTATGCCTTGCCTTATGAAAAGGTTAGTGATGTTCAAATGCAGCACCGCGAGGAGTTAGAGGATGTTACAGCTGAACACGCTCTTCACGCCCTTACACCTGCACAGAACAGTGCTACAACTCCTGTTCTTGAGAGTACCGGGCCTGTTGTAGAAGGACGCACTACTTTAGTGAGTAAAGATGTCATTAAGCTCAAAGAACGCCTTGATAAATTGAAGGTGTCCAAAAATGGACGCATCCTGGTATTGTGCCCTGAGCACGTGAGCGACCTCTTGAATGAAGACCGCGTATTCTACCAGCAATATCATAATGCTAAGGATGGTGTTTTGAGCCCGTCTTACTACGGATTCAAAATCTATGAAAGCACATATAACCCGACCTACTTTGTGGATGCAGGCGACGGCAATGCTATTAAGAAGGTAGCCTTTGGAGCAACCCCTGGCGACCTGGTTGCATCCGTATGTTTCCACAACCGCTGGGCAGTAAAAGCCACCGGAACTGTAGAGCGATTTATGCGTGAGGCTAAAAATGACCCTGAAATGCGTGAAAACACCATTGGTTTCCGCTTGTGGTTCATTGGCCTTGCCATTCGAGATGAAGGTGTCGGAGCAATAGTATCACCGGCATAAAATTAGCCAAGGCAGGCTAACTTACTGCAAGTAGCCTGCTCCCTTGCGGGGGAATTGAATTATGAAACTAACAAAAAACTTTTCGCTAAGCGAGTTCAGATCAAAAGACGGAAGCCCAACCCCTGCAGCAGTAGTGGGTGAGCTTCAAAAGCTTGCGGAAAATTTACAAGTTCTTAGAGATGCCATAAGCCGTCTGGTGAAAATCAACAGCGGATATCGGAGCCCCGAGCATAACAAAAAGGTGGGCGGAGCCAGAAACTCACAACACCTTTTGGGTAAGGCGGCAGATATAGCTGTTACCGGAATGACCCCCGACCAACTGAAGGCAATTATAGAGCAACTCATTGCTGAAGGAAAAATGAAAAACGGCGGTGTAGGATTGTACAAAACCTTTGTACACTATGACACCCGAGATATACCGGCACGATGGTAAGATTATTAACATTCATTGCGATTGTTGTCAGCTTGGCAGCTTGCGGGACCTCAAAATCCCGCGTTGCTAAGCACATCAACACTACTGTGAAAGACAGCACGGTTACTGAGGTGCGCTATCAAAAGCGCGACACCCTCATCACTATTCCGGGAGACACATTGAAGTTTAAGATTCCGGTAACAGAAATCACCCGTGAGGGGCAAACCTTCACGCAAGGGCGCCAAACGGTGAAGATATCAAGCGACGAACTTGGCAATATTTCAATAGAATGTATCAATGCAGCAATGGATCGCATCATCGAGCTTGAGGACAAAATCATATCCACCTTGCGCACCATTGAAAGCAATACCAAAGAAACAATAATTGTACCAGAGCCTTACACGCCTTGGTACACCAAAGCCCTTGCTTGGATAGGCGGCGTTATGCTGCTTTTGATGGGCATAGGATTTATCACTAAAACTATTAAGAGATGAGCAAAAAAGATTTAAAGGCCATTGCGGCCAAGGCACTAAAACAATACCCCACTTCAGAAAAGTGTTGGGTAACCACCGACGGGCAGGCATTTCTTTCTGAGAACTATGCCAATCTGCACGCATCAAGCAACTACTCCGGAAAAAAAATGGCAGTATTGACCTTTGACCGTGCCGGACTTTTAAAAGACATCGATGTCAATGCGGAAAAAGTGAGTACCACTAAAGATGACCGCACCAAAGCTGAAGCGAAAGCAAAAGCCGATGCCAAAGCCAAGGCAGATACCGACGCAAAAGCCAAAGCTGACGCCGATGCTAAAGCCAAGGCAGATGCCGACGCAAAAGCCAAAGCCGATGCTGATGCGAAAGTAAAAAAATCAACCCCTAAAACCACTAAGTAATGGGAGTATTTGACGGAGTAACCGTAAACCAACTTAACGGCGGTTTGGGCAGAAGAAACCCATCCAACGATGGTGTTTGTCTTTTGGTCATCCACGAGGCAATTGCTGCAACCGGACTGGCCGTCAACACCGCCCTGCAATTGCTTTCACCGCAAAATGCAGAAGACGTGGGCATAGATGCCAGTTATGATGACACTAACAACATCCTGGCTCATTATCATATCGATGAATTCTTTAGGGTATCGCCCGATGGAACGCTCTATGTGGTGCTTGCAGATAACACGTTTGATGACGATATGCTAAAGCAAGTGTTGCGGGATAATGACGATATTCGTGCTGTGGGTATTGCCCGCAACAGCAATGTGGCAGCGCTTGATTTTTCAGGCTACATTGGCGGCTATCAAAACATTGTCAACGACCTGAAGGCTGAGCACATGCGCGTAGATGCTGTTCTGGTTGAGGGCAACGAGTTTGACGATCAAGACCCGGTAAGCGGATATGACGATTTAAGAGCTGAAGGCGCACCCAATGTGAGCGTGGTTGCTGTTCAAGACCCTGCTATTAGAGCCATTAAGGCTGCATATGAAGGACTTGCCGCTATTGGAACATTCCTGGGTGGTATTTCTGTGAGAAGTGTGAACGAAAACCTTGGTTCTGTTGATATCCAAAGCAAACCGGCTCAGTACCGCGGGCAAACCACTTACCCTTTGACCGACACCGGTCGAGGGCGATGGCTCTCTGCAGTATTGCAAAACGGCACGCCTGTTTCTGCCTTGAGCAGGAATGAGCGCATCAGCTTGGACACTAAAGGTTATCTCTTTGCAGGAACCTATGCAGGCCTTGCAGGAGTGTTTATCTCCAACTCGGCCACCTGTGAGGAGTTTGCCAGCGACTATGCTTACATCGAGAACAACCGTGTGTGGAACAAAGCAGCGCGCCTGCTTCGTTCAGCAATGTTGCCCCGGGTGAAAAGCAATTTGCTTAAAGATGCCTCTACCGGTTTTCTCAGAACCAGTTCAGTAAAAGAACTGGAGCAAATAGGCTTGAACGCTTTGAACACCATGGAATCTGCAGGTGAAATTTCAGGAGCCAGGGTGTATATCAACCCCCAACAGACCGTGAACCAACAAACACCATTGGTAGTAAAAGCACAGGTAGTGGCCAACGATATCATATTTGATATCTCAATCGATTTAGGTTTAACCAATCAAATAACCACATAGTATGGACACAATTATAGTAAACGGATTTGGTAAACTCACCGGCTGGAACTCCATCACCTTACGCCTTTTGGGCCGTGATGTTGTGGGTATCCGCCGTATTCAATACAGCGATGAGCAACAGGTAGAAAACGGCTATGGAGCTGGCAAAATGCCTGTTGGCGAGGAGGAAGGAAACTACTCGGCCACAGCAGCTATTGATCTCTTAAATGAGGAAGTAGCGGCCATTCAAAACGCGCTGCCACCCAACACCAGGTTGCAGGACATACCGTGGTTTGACATCGTGGTGACTTATGAGCGTGCCGCTCAGCAAAGAACCGACATCATACACAACTGCCGTTTCACAAATAACGGAGTTGAAGTAAACCAGGGAGATGGCTCTATTGTTAGAAGCTTCACGCTGAAGACGAGTCACATCTCTCATAATGTATAATCCTCCCCCTAACCCCCTCCCAAGGAGGGGGAACTTGAGGGAATAATTAATAAAATTAACAGCCCCGCTCAGTTAAGTTAACGGGCGGGGTTACATATAAACAACAATGGCAAAACAAAACAAAGAATTCGGAAAAGCTACTGAAGCTGAAATTGCAGTCTGGAAAGAAAAACACCAGGACATCTACCAGTACAAACAAACAGATGAAAACGGCAACGCGCATTTTACCTATGTGCGGAAACCAAAACTGGCAGACATAAGCCTGGCGTCCCGCTTTGCAGACGCCGACCCGATTAAGGCAAACCTATGCATGTTCAACTCCTGTCGTTTGGGCGGCAGTGAAGTGGTGCTTGACAATGACGAGCTGAAGCAAGGGGTGATCAAAAAAGTTACCCGCCTGTTCAAATCGGTAGAAGCCGAGGAAGTAAAGCTATAGCCGACAACTCTATTAGCGAGGTTGAGGGGTCGGATTGGATCAGGAAGGGAAATGCGCTCATTCGTGCTGTATTTAACCTTGACCCGGAAAGCCTCACCACCGAAAAGTGGCGGGAACTATATAACGAGGCAACGTGGCTGGAAAAGTGGCGATTGAAAACTTACAGCAAGCTTTTGTTTGGAAGTAAAAACGAAAACAATTAATTAATGACTTACCCGCCTAAGCGGGCAATGGTATGAGCAACACAAGCACAGAATGGGTATTAAAACTGGTGGACGAAGTCACCGCCCCTGCCCGTGATATACAGGCAGAGGTCGAAGGCGTGCGTGAAGCTTTTAAAGATGTTCTTGAAACTGTGGGAGCGACTGATGAAGAAATGCAAACCATGGCAAATAAAGCCATAGACGCTTATGAAAGCTTGAAGAGCAGCATTGAGGCAGAAGAAGAAAAATTGAAAGATTTAAAAACAGCTTTAGAAGAAGTAGGCGATGCTATTGACCCCATTAAAAAAGCAGAAATTGATCTGGAAGTGGGTAAAGCTGAAAGTAATTTAAAAAGGTATAGAGACGGGCTTGATGAAATTGAAGCAACCTTAAATAGCTCAAAAAATACTGCAATTGATGCTGCAGGAGGATTTCTGGAACTATTAAAATCAATGGACTCCTTTGATTTTAAAGGTTTCAATGGAGGTCTTGGCGGTATCATCAATCAAATAAAAGGAATGACAAACGCTGCAATGAGATTTATTGCAACGCCTCTTGGTGCTGCCATTGGGGGTCTTGCTGCCATTGTGGGAGTCACCAAAGCCTTTGCAGACTACAACAAAGAGGCGATGCAGTTCAATTTTGTAACTGAGCAAATAACCGGTTTACAGGGCCGTGCTGTTGACGATGCCCGGGTGCGGGCTAAGGTGATTGAACAAGTTTATGGAAAAGATTTTAAGGACACGCTTAGCACCGCTCAAAATTTGGTGAACCATTTTGACATCTCGATGGACGAGGCAATGGATCACATCAGTGAAGGACTGGTGCGTGGTGGCCACGCCAATCACAGTTTTATGAAATCATTTGGTCGTTATGGTCAGCTGTTCAATGACGCCGGTTATAATGTCAACGAGTTTAGACGCATTGTCAATACCGGTATTGATATGGGCATCTATGAAAACAAATTGCCAGAGGCTATCAAAATGTTCAATAAAAACATCAAGGAGCAATCAGGAGCCACCCAAAAAGCGATGGAAAACGCTTTGGGTAAAAAATTTACTGATAAGCTGTTTAGCCAGGTGCGCGATGGGTCGATAACCCCAAAAGCAGCACTGGCCAGCATTGCCGATGAAGCTGAGCGCATTGGAGTCAATATTCAACAAGCGCAGGAACTGAGCAGTAAGTTGTTTGGGAGTGCCGGGCAGGATGCAGGTGGGTTTGAGAATATTATCAAAGCGATTAATACAGCTCTAAATAAAGAAGAAGAGGCATTGAATGGTGCGTCTGCAGCAATGGCACGTGCTGAAAAAAGAGCTTTAAAACTTGCTGAGGCAAAAGACAAGGCATTAAATTCTGCCGAAATGAAAAGAACACTTGAGGAATGGGATATATTTTGGAATAAAATGGGTATCGGATTTTTTAATTTTGTGGATTCCTGGACAAAGGGTTTTCGAATTGTAAGGGAAGGCATACACAAGTTTCTTGTATGGTCTTCTGTAATATCAACCGGTGGGTCAATGAAAGAAGCAGCAGACGCTTGGAGAGGCGTTGCTAAAGAGTATGCTGACGAAAAGCAAGCGTTCGATGACGAGTTTGTTAATGAAAACCTCAAGCCTGAAATGGATTCTACCAATAAGGCTTGGGAAAAACTTGTAAAGAAACAGGAACGACTGCTAACCGGTCTTAGCAAGAATGCGCTTGAAAATATGCTAAAGGGCGAAGAAGAGAAACCCCTTGCAAGCCGTAATACACCGCTTATTGAGGCTATCAATAGAATAATCAACCCAAAAATCGCTACAACAGAAACCAGCACTTCTACAAAAACAAAAACCAGCACCGACTTACAAAACGACTTTGGTATTTCAGGGATATCAGGCTCCGGAGGCGGCAAGGTCATCACAATGAACCTGGACATCAAAAACTATTTTGAAGTGGCAAAAGATGCAGCTGCAGATATCGAGGCTATTGCCGATAAGATATTTGGCCGTGTTAATGACCGCTTAAGGGATGCGCTGATAACATTGAACTAACAAATTGAATAACATTAACAAGACTCCTTCGCTTTGCTCGGAGTGACGTATGAACAGGGAAAACTATAACATACAGCAACTATTTGGACTGGCTTTTGGCCAAAACCCATTTGTGATCACTCGGGGCAT